AAAGTGTAGATTATTTGTATTATCCAATACAAAGCATACATGATGTAGACAATGGGAATGCTACAGGGGCTTGGAAAATTGAAATAATTTCAACAGGAATGGAATACGACATTGAAAACATTGTAAACAATGTAATTATATTGTCTGACAATGGCACATTAAACAATACTTCTGCAACAAACTTAGGGTATAAATTATTAGATGATAACAGCAATGTAATATTTGAATCAAACAATGGAATTTACAATGTAGAAAAAAGAGGAAGAGTTGTAGTTGACCCTAGCTCTGGAATTGGAGATATAAAGACATACTTTGTATACAGCTTAAATAATTATTTTTACTTTGATTCAACTTCTTTGCAATACAAAATAGATGGATATCCAGATATAAATAATCAATTTTATATTGATGAATATGATTCTGGGGATCAATCTGGTGTGAGTGGTAAGGTTTTACAAAGACTAGTTTATAATACTGGTAATTTAAATTATGATAAAATGTTAATTACTAAGCCTTTGACATTCCCCGCTTTTACAGATCCAAATGATCCTAATGCTTTGCGTAATAGTACATTTAAAGAAAATTATTTAATTAAAATTAATTCTACATATTTTTATTCAATAGTTTCAGAAATAAATATAAGTGGAACAGATTATCTTATTATTTCTGGAAGATTTGAAGATTGGGGAACAATTACAAGTGGTGGCACTCCGATTAATTATGAGCTAATACAATATGTGGAGAATTCCGTGACAATACTTAATAATAATTTGCCGTTTGTAGACAGGTCTAATAACGAATTAATAACATATAATGTGGAAAATACAACACCATTTGCTATGGCAGATTTTGCAAATGGTCCTAAGTCTGTTTCAATTCAAGAAGAAACAATTGGTTATACTATTTTAACTAGAGACAACAAAAAGATTGAAGGAAAAATATGAACGATTCATCAAAATGTTTAGGGCATGTAACAGCAACTATAACAGACAAAGACGGCAAAGAAAATATTATAGATTTTAAAAATGCTGTACTTGTTGGCGGTAGGGCAGAACTTGTAAAAGTTTTAGCTAATAAGATTGGCACCACTTATGAGCAATATGTTTCTAGAATGATTTTTGGTGATGGAGGCGTTGATGGAGCTACTATCAGATATGTAGATGCTGATAGAACAGGTCTTTTTGGTTTGACAAGAGCAACTAAACCAGTAGTAGCTAGTATTGATGCGACTAACACTACGCAAGTTGTTTTCACTTCAGTTTTAGGTTTTGATGATGCTAACGGTTACAATTTATCTGAAATGGCATTAGTTTTAAATAACAATATTTTGTACTCTATGGCAACATTTGCACCTCTTTCAAAAACTTCTGATATCCAAATTGTTTGGAACTGGCGAGTAAATTTGTTGTAAAAGTAATAAATATATTACTATGCCAGATATTAGTATAATTGCTGTTCCAAGCTATCAACCATTACAACCATATTACTATCAAGTTGATAATTTGCCTATTGACGCTCTTGTTCAAAGAGATGAAATAATCAATAGTGCAGTTGATACTAACACAAGCGTTTTAGAATCTGCGATAGGTACAGCGGGAACATTAGCAGCTAGATTAGATCAGTCTTTAGAACAAAATGGTAATTTAAAAACATCTAAAGTTGATGAGGCTTTACACAATATAGGATATCATACAGATGGATCTTATAATGGAACTGACTATGTAAGAATGCTTCTTACTGAAAGAGAAAAATTAGCATTAATATCAGATGAAGCTACAAATGTTACTATTCATGTAGATCAAATAAGTCAAATTGCTTTTTTTAATAGCGGACCCGTTGTATTCAAAAACTCTACCACAATAAGTTTTAATGTCATTGAACCAAACATTATAACGGCAGAAGTTGCAGTTGGCTTACAAAATGCTCATAGACATTTCTATGGAGTTGAACCACAATCAGCCAATTTGACTCCTGACTACATTAATTACATAACAGGATTAAATGTTCCTTATGAAATTGGAACTCTTAGAGTTTACATTAATGGCGTAAGAATTTATAATGATGGATCATTGATTTATGTCCCAACTCCTTTAGCCACAAGCTCTTACAAATTAAATGGGTACATGGAAAATGATGAAAGAACTGGTTTTACTTTAGATAATGCAATTACAGCAAATGACATAATTAGAATAGACTTTGATTTGCCTCTTGATTAATCTAACTAATTTAATACATGTTAAACAAAATAAAAGATATAATTGACAAACAGTTGGTTGTCAATAGACATAGTGATTTTCAAATAGAAAAATTTATAATTGGTAAAGAAACAACGCCAAGCGCACAAGCGTGGCAATGTATAAGAGAATTAAAATCTCGTTATGAAAGTTTAATAAATTTGGAACTAGAAATTGAAAATACTTTAGATGATATTGAAATAAAAAAAATAGAAATTGAAGAAGAACAAGAAAGAAATACTAGAAAAACTCCTTTTTTGGTGCGAAAGTTGCAAAGAAGTTTAAAAAACTTAGAAAATAATTATCAAAAATTGCTAGAAAATAAAAAAAATTACGAGTTAGAATGTAGAAAATTATTAGAAATATTTAATTTATTAGACAGTAAATTTGAGATAAAAGAATGGAATGATGAGGAAGCTCAAAAAGAATATTTTGAAAATAAATTTGGAAATGAATTAAATTTAGATTTTTTGCTTGGAAATCCTGTAAATAAAGAATTGGTTCGATCAATATTGCAATTAGATAATTCTAGCAAATTAAAAAGTAATTTTTTAGAGTTAGTGAATAAAAGGAAAGGTTTATTGGTAAATGGTCAACAAACTCAGTAGCTATGATGCTGGATATATTGCTGGTGATTTGTCAATTTTCCCAGAAGCAATTGACAGTTATGATACGCTTTATTTTGCAAGAAATAATAGTGAAACTATTTTGGCACAATCTTTGAATTACGGATCTGATTTAATCATTGTTGATGATGCAACAGCCTTTCCAGATAGTGGTATTTTGAGAATTAACTTAGAAGAAAAATATGCTACATTTCCAGAATATGTTTTTTACCAAAAAAGAACAAGTCAAACATTTAGTGGATTAATTCGTGGTTTTTGCGGTTCAAGGCAAACTAATTGGAATGTTGGATCACAAGTAATTGGTGGAGTTTTTGCGGATCACCATAATAGCATAAAAGATGCAATTCTAAAAATTGAAAACACTTTAGGGACAATTGAAAATCCTGCTAATGGTTCTTTAAACAATATTTTAAAACAACAAGAAATTAAGTTATTATCTCCTAAACCTCTTTTTAGGGGTTATCCTCTTGTTGGCTCTTCTCCTTTAACAGTCAAATTTCAAAACTTTAGCAATATAATTGCTAATAAGTTTTTTTGGGATTTTGGTGATGGCGGCACTAGTTTAGAAAAAAGTCCTACACACACTTATATTAACGAAGGTGTTTATGATGTTAAATTAAGAATTGTGACTAACTTAGGGGCGCAAGGATTAGTAATTAAGAAAAGCTATATTACAGTTTCCAATAATATTCCCAATTTGTTTTTATATGTAACTCCTAGTGTAGGATATTCTGTTGTTACTGCCAACAAATTAAATATTCAGCCAACTGAATTTAATTTAGTTGATCAATCTGGTGGTGAGATAACGGAAAGATTTTGGGTTTTTGAAGATGGAGGCAATGAAAGTCAAACAAATCCCAATATTCATTACACAACTCACACATATCAAAGACCGGGAACATATGTGCCAACTTTGTTGATAACTATAAGAGGAAACCAAGTAAATAAAATAGTAGTTTCTAATTCTTTAAAGGTATTGTAATGTCAAATGATTCTGAATTTTTAAGTGGATTTTACATTGTTGCTTATAATGAAGCAGAATTTTATATTCGTTATTTAAGCAAAACAGAAGACCTTCAAGAACTAGAAACTTTAGTTTCTTCAAAATATGATTCATTTAAAGAAGCAGAAAATACATTACAATATATTGAAGAATCGTACAAACAACCTGAAAAAGAAAAAATTGTTTATACATCTCCATCGGCAGTGTCACCAGCAGTTTATGAATGTACAGGAAATTGTCTTTATGAATGTGATGGAAGTTTTTATGTTCCAATTTATAACACTTGTAGCGAAAATTGTGGATGTTATGATAATGCGGGAGCATGTACTCAAGAAGAAATAGGACAACAAAGTGATGGTGGGTGCATTACAGCCCCGATAAGTCCGACCTCACCGACAAGCCCGACATCACCGACAAGCCCGACATCACCGACAAGCCCGACATCACCGACAAGCCCGGTATCACCGACAAGCCCGACAAGTCCGACCTCACCGACAAGTCCGACCTCACCGACAAGTCCGGTATTTCCTCCACCAACACCAACACCAACACCAACACCAACACCAACACCAACACCTACACCAACACCTACACCAACACCAACACCGACAAGTCCGACCTCACCGACAAGCCCAGCAGCACCAAAACAATGGTGTATAATATTTGATACTTTATTTTGTGAAGATCCAGAAATTCAAATTGGTTTTTATTTAATTGAAGGAACTCCACAAGAAATAGAAGAAAACTTTCCTCCTCCAAGATATCAAGTTGAAGCTTGCTTTGATTGCTTAACTGGACCAGAATGTGCTTTAGAATATTACTACAATAGTGTTTGGAATAATTTTAGATATTATCTTGTTTATAGAGCTAATGACCCCGGTAATTGTCCTCCTTGCGAAATAACTTATGGATGTGCAGAAAAATTACAAGAAGAATATCCTCAAGGTGAATATCATTGGGTTAAATTAGCTACTACAGAAGAAAATGCATTAGAAGAACAATCAAGATGCACTTCATGCGCTCAAGAACCTCCTGATCCATCTTGTCCTCAATGGGAAATTGATATATCACAATATTTCTGTCCTCCTGCACCTTCACCGACAAGCCCGGTATCACCTACAAGCCCGGTATCACCTACAAGCCCAACTTCACCGACAAGTCCGACCTCACCGACAAGCCCTATAGAAGAAAGTTACTGCGTAATAAAAAATAACGAATGGTGTGAAGGTGATTTTTCTTCTGGTTTAAGTTGTTTTACATGTTGGGGCACATCTGAACAATGTGCAATTTATTATCCTGCTCCTGATTATGAAGTTCAAGGATGCTATAACTGTCTTACTGGTCCCAATTGCGCTTTGTATCATGCTTGGCTTTGTCAAATAAATAATGCATTTCCTTATTATTTAGTATATAGAGAAAACAAGCCGGGAGAGTGTCCTCCTTGCGAAATAGCTTATAATTGTTATGAAAATTTAGAACAACAATATCCTCAAGGACCAGAATGGTATTGGTTGAGCCTTGCTTCAACAGAAGAAGATGCATTGCAAACACAAGAAAAGTGTACTTTATGTTCTCAAGATCCTCCTGATCCATCTTGTGCTGTATGGGAAATTGATTTGGCGCAATATTTTTGCCCTCCAACCCCAACCCCAGCACCAACTCCAACTCCAACTTCACCGACAAGTCCGACCTCACCTACAAGCCCGACCTCACCGACAAGCCCAACAGTATCACCAACAAGCCCAACAGTATCACCGACTTCACCGACTTCACCGACAAGCCCAACAGTATCACCTGCAAGCCCAACTTCACCTACTTCGCCAACAAGCCCAACAGTATCACCGACTTCACCGACTTCACCGACAAGCCCAACAGTATCACCTGCAAGCCCAACTTCACCTACTTCGCCAACAAGCCCAACAGTATCACCGACTTCACCGACTTCACCGACAAGCCCAACAGTATCACCTGCAAGCCCAACTTCACCTACTTCGCCAACAAGCCCAACAGTATCACCGACTTCACCGACTTCACCAACTTCACCAACTTCGCCTACTTCGCCTACTTCGCCAACAAGCCCTATATTTCCTCCACCAACTCCAACTCCAACTCCAACTCCAACTCCAACTCCAACTCCAACTCCAACTCCAACTCCAACTCCAACTCCAACACCAACACCAACACCAACACCAACTCCAACTCCAACCCCAACACCAACTCCAACCCCAACCCCAACACCAACTCCAACTCCAACACCAATACCAGTGCCAACTCCAGCACCTACGCCAACTCCTACGCCAGCACCTGTTGCTCCTGTTACTCCAATAACTCCAATATTTACACCAATTGCTCCTGTTACTCCGATACCACCTGTTGTACCTGTAGCTCCTACAAAAGCGCAAATAAGTCTTGTATTGCCAAAGTTAAATTTTCCAAATGTATTAGACACAGATGCTAATCTTTATAATGTCAAAGATAGTTTAAGGTTATTATTGGCTCAAGATTATTTTATGGGTGACACAACAATAGTTGTTGAAAACAATCCTTTTGTAATGGATTTGTTTCCTGATTCAGGTATTATTACATTAACAGAAAATTGCAGTGAGCCTGAATTTAGAGCAATTTCATTCTATTACACATCCAGAACAACAACTACTTTTGAAAATTGTCAATTACTTGATGGGTTTGTCGATTCAAACAAACCCAAAAATGTGACTAATGTAACAATGAATGTGGTAGCGAAACATCACAATTCGATAAAAAATGCTATTAAACTTATTCAAGAGTTTGCTGGAGTAGCTGGTGAAACTACTGCAAAACCATTATTCGGAACAATGGAACAAAGAGTAAGTTATTTAAGAACAATAGCATATAATCCTAAACCTTGGTTTACTGCTAGTTCAACGATAGGAATCGTGCCATTTTCCGTAGAATTTACAGATTTGAGTTTTAATGTAGGAAAAGAATTACAAAATAATGATGTAACTTATACATGGGATTTTGGTGATGGTACAACCAAGGTAATAAGTTATTCTTTAGTAAATTCTAATGCAGATGTTAGTCATACTTATCAAAATCCCGGCATTTATACAGTGAAATTAACAGTAACAAATAAATTTGGATCTAATACATCGGTGTTGCCTGATTACATTAATGCAAGATATTTTGCTCCAGATTTTGCCACAATAACACCGGAAATAAATGCTTATCAAATACTTTTGAACAATCAGGTGAAAACGCCTAATAATATGAACTTGTATTTTATGGTAAATTCTAATGGCGAGTATGCAATTGATCCTGTTGTTACATACAATTGGATATTAAGTGATGTCTTGGCACATCCCAACACTCCTTATACCAATGTTAACTATCAAATTGGTGGTATTTATGATATTGCATTAAAGTGCATTACTACTAATAATGCTTATAGAATAACACAAAAAGCAAATTATATCAATGTGGTAGAAAATTCTAGTTATTTCTTATTTACTTATGGATCAAATAATAATTTTGTGTATGCCAATGAAATGGGTTTGTTAAGCGAAACATTTAAACCAACACAATCTACCGGAAAAGAAATATTTGTAAATGATGCCTTTTTAGTTGGAACAGAAAATGAAACACAAGCAATAAGAGAGTTTAAGAGAAATGTTTTTTCTACTTTAAATGGATACTATGCTAGTGGCATAAGCGGTAATTTAACAATTAATTATGCTTCTGGTAGGAATTCATCAGATAGTGCAAGTTTAGAAGAAATAATTTCAATAAATTTTAATGCTTTTAATGAAACATATAATAATTATAATACAGCATTTAGACCTTGGAACTGGATTGCATTTGGTTTTGAAAACACACAATATTTCTTGTTTGGCAATCCAATAAATCAAGTTGCTGGTTTATCTTTGACAAATCAACAAATTCTTGAACACAATTTAACTACAAATATTTACAGCACAACATCTATAACTTCTAGTCAGTATCTTGGTGCTTCTACAGAATTAAAACAAAATCCATCTCAATTTGATGATGCGATTAGTTTGTATGGATACTTTTCTGTTTACAGAACTGCTCTTAACAATAGAAATGGTTACATATTAAGAAATAGTGGAGTTGGCGATTTCTTTCAATTAAAAAGTTTTTATAGAACTAAAGAAAATGGTGCTGATTTTATTTATTATTTTGAAAAACTTTTAGATATTGCTGGTGGTGAAAAACTAGAAGGTCAGTTAGTAAATCTTTCAAGTGGTTTGTATTTCTTTAATAATACAGGAAGTGTATCTGCCTATAAACCTGATACTGGTGTGTGGGAAGTGGGTGGTCCCGGTTTAAATTCATTAGCATTTAGAGGATTTCAAGATACAACAGTTGCTAATTATGATAATGCCACTAATACTTTAGTTGCGTGTTCAGATAATGATCATGC